TTCATCTGCTGTTACTCAAGGCGCAAGCGGCGCGGGTGGTGGTTCTATGTTGGGCGGCGGCGCTAGAGGCAATACCCTGTCTACACCGGGTGGCGCTTCAGCTACTGGAATTGCGGGTGGCGCTTATGGTGGCGGCGGTAGTGGCGGTATAGCATTCACATCTGCTACTGGGGGTGGTTCAGGCGGTGGTGGTGCTGGCGCGGCTGGTGTCATTATTATTGAGGAGTTTTATTGATGAAAGCACTTATTTCATCCATTGAGCCGCGCAAGACTGGTTACAGGGTGGCGCAAGTTGCGTATGATGACCAAACATTTCCATTGGCAGAAACAATGTGGTGGGTAGATTTCCCGCCTGAGTTGGATGCTGAACAAGTACCATTGGATGTGTATTGGTTTGACCCATCCGATGAAACAATCAAATCAATGCAAGACCCACAAGACATTACAGAGGCTTAAAAATGTGCGACCAACTCAGTTTATTTGTTGTTAATCAATACGTTCATTTGAAAGATTTTCTTGCAAAAGAATCTTGTTATGAATTAACAAATGAATTAAAGCGGTTGGTTGCAGAAAATCACACTGTAAAAGATTTGCAATGCCCAAAGTCTGAAGCCATCCACGGCGCTATGGCGTTTGACAAATTGCTGGTCGACCTGTTGCCGCACTTTGAAAAAGCATCTGGCAAACGGTTGTATCCAACTTACTCCTATGCTCGGCTGTATGCGCCCGGCGATGAATTGGTTAATCACACAGACCGCGAATCGTGCGAGATAAGCGCAACCATCACGCTTGGGTTTGACGGCGATGTGTGGCCTATTTACATGGGCGACAGCATGGAGAAAACCAATGCAAGCAAAATTGATATGTCTGTTGGTGATGCTGTGTTGTATCGCGGCATGGATAAACATCATTGGCGTGAAGTTTACACCGAAGGCAAATGGCAAGCTCAAGTGTTCTTGCATTACGTTGATGCCGATGGCCCACACGCTGAATGGAAGTTTGATAAACGAAAATCTCTTCATTTGCAAGCAGAAGATATGCGTTACCGCGTATTCACCGACATACTTACACCTGAAGCCTGTGATGCGTTAATTAGGCTTTACACCAAAGACGAAATTCCAAAAGAGCAACCAATCATTGGTTCTGGTGACGGCGCGATTGATTTGACCATCCGAAATGTTAAGCGCGTAATGTTGCCCACGTACAAGGACATTGGCGGCAGATTGGCGGCGGCTGGTTTGTCGGCTAATCATCATGCTTGGAAGTTTGACGTTACCCATGCCAATCAAGCAGAATTCCTTGCGTACCCTGCTGGCGGTCGTTACACGGCGCACGTGGACACCTTTATTGCTCATGGGGATGAATGCCGCAAATTGACGGTATTAGCTTTCCTGAACGATAATTTCAAAGGTGGGCGGTTTTATCTTCAAGATGGCCATGAACGGTTTTACCCGCCACAAACCAAGGGCACTGTGCTTGTCTTTCCATCGTTCATCATGCACGGCGTGGAGGATGTTGAGGAAGGCAATCGTTACAGCGTTGTGTGTTGGATGGTTGGAAAATTTTTTAGGTGACGCATGGCAACAATTGACACGACTGACGCACGTTTATCCACGCATGAAGAAGTTTGCGCCTATCGGTACGAAACAATTAACGCCCGCTTAAAACGTATTGAAGGCATCATGCTTAGTGCCGCTGGCTTGATGATTGTGAGCATGACAGGCGTGATTTGGACTGTCCTGTACCACGCCAAGTGAGAGTGAAATCGACCCGGTAAGCCTGCTGTTTGCCGCCAACGCTATATGCGCGGCAATTAAGGAAGGATGCGAGCTTTACAAGCAAGTCAAAACCGCCGTGGTCGAAGTGGTGGACACGGCAAACGAAGTCAAAGAAATTGCCGATGAAGTTGGCGGTTTTGTTGGCGCAATAGTTAAGTGGTTTAAGCCCAAACCAGTTGCCGCCATTGTTAAGCCCAAAAAAGCAAAGCCCAAATTTAGGGAAGTCACCGAGCATGACATCATTGATGACATCGCCAAAAACCTTGTCCAATTTTTTAAAATCCAAGAACAGTTAATTGCCATTTTGCGTGAGGATGAGCTACGCACCCAAACGGTTTATGACCCCGACCAAAACCTTATGGAATCGGCGCTTAACAGAGTGTTAATGCTGGAACGGCTGGCGCAAATTGAGGAAGCTATCAGGTACGCGATGACCTACCAAGCCCCGCGTGAGCTTGGTGCGCTGTATAGCAAAGTTTTTGACATGAAGGCGACAATACAGGAAGAACAAGACAAGGCAAGGCAGAAACTGGAATCGGAGGCGCGTGTTAAGCGATGGCAACAAAATCAGCAAAAGGGCAAGTGGCAAATGCGGCTCGCGGTTCTGCTGGCAACGCTGTTCCTAATTGGATACCTCCACCTATGGCTTCAAATAATCCACCGCCAAGCCAAGACGATACCGCTTATTTGATTGTCATTGTGCTGTTGTGCGCGGTGCTTGTAGGGTTTGCGCCCATCTTGATTGATATGTATTTCGAGACGAAAATGGAAAAAGAACAGAACAAGATAGACCGCAAAGAGATACAACGACAACGGCGCGAAGTTGACGAAATGAAGCGCGAAGTTCAAAGGATGCTAAATGAAAAAACTTGAGGACAATTCCACATATAACCAATTCGACACCGACCATGATGGCGTGGTTACAGATAACGAATTGGCGCGGTCTGAACGAATGATGATGATTGAGAATATGGACAAACTTGCCGACAATCAACGCGTCATGGCATGGGCTGGCGTGTTGTTGCCGTTTGTTTATAACGTGTACGCGGCAACGCCTTGGGTGGCATTGGAAAAAATTAACGCCATGAATGGCATTGTCACCACTTACAACGCCGCAATGGGTACGATTGTCGTGGCATTTATGGCGGCAACCGCATACGTGCGCGGAAAGAGTAATGATGCGTGATTTGTTGTCAGGGCTTTTGGCACTTGCGCTTTGTTTTGGCGGCGGGTATTGGTATGGCACACACACAGAAGCCGAAGCCCAAGCCATTGAAGTGCAACGATTGAACATTGAGGCGCGACAAAAAGAACAGGCATTAACCGCCGCAGTTAACACAACAGCCAACGTATTAAGGGCGCAAAATGAAAAAACAAACCAAGCTATTCGTGAGCGCAATCGCGCTATTGATGATGGGTCTTTCCGGTTGCGGCTTCCTGTCAAAACGACCTGCCCCATACCAGCCGCCACAAATACCGCAATTGCCAGCGGAGATAACGCAAGAGAAACACGAGCCGAGCTTGACGCAGAAACTGGAAAAACTCTTTTCGCAATAGCCGAAGAAGGCGACCGCGCCATCCGCAAGCTGAACGCGTGTATCAGCCTTTATAACCAAGCGATTGAATCGCAGAAAGGAAAGCCATGAGAACGAATTTTGAGGACGCTTTAGCGGCTTTATTGAAATCAGAAGGGGGCTATATTCATCATCCAGCCGACCCCGGCGGTATGACCAATCTAGGCGTTACCAAGCGCGTTTGGGAAGAATGGAAAGGCCATGCCGTTGATGAAGCCGAAATGCGGGCATTGACACCCGAAAAAGTTGGCCCACTTTATAAAGCTAAATATTGGGACATGGTGCATGGCGACCAGTTGCCAAGCGGTGTTGACCTGTGCGTGTTTGATTGCGCGGTTAACAGCGGCGTTAAGCGGGCATCCAAGCTGTTGCAACGTGCGGTTGGCGTAGACGATGATGGCGTGATTGGTCGCGCTACGCTTGCGGCTGTTGAAGATATATCGGCAGAGGAAGTTATCGACCGCTTTTGCGCTGAACGACTGTCTTTCCTAGAAGCGTTGCCCACATTTGCAACCTTTGGAAAAGGCTGGTCTCGCCGTGTTGCTGGCGTAAAGTCTGAATCTTTAAATCTTGCATGATGGCAATCGCATTGGCTACCCAAAACAGTACGCCAATGCTAATTCCACCACCAAGGAACAGCACAAAAATTAAAACAAGTAAATCAATTATTTGCATGGTCATGATTGGTTGGTTTTTGTAGCCAAACAATTCCGCACTTTGTACAGCGAAAAGCAATGCTTTGACGCACGACAGTTCTTTTGTCGCCGTGTAGCCCGATTACCTTGCCGTTGAACGTGCGGATTTGTTCAATCATTTGTTGCCAGATAACGCCTTTGCATACGTGAACACTTGCGCTTTGTAGTTAATGTCCTTTTTTGCTTGCGCTTTTTTGGCCCATTCCTGACCTTGCAATCTGCGCCGCAATTCATCATCGCGTACCCAAATGCTAGGCGTTCCATCGTTCCATTCAAATGCTGATTTAACTTGGCTCATGTGTTGTCCTGTGGTGGCGTGCAAGTGTGAATGTCGTTTGTGCGTTTGCCGCATCGTGGGCAGAAGTTCTGCTTTGTGCGCTGTGGTGGGGGTAAGAACTGCGTATCTGGAAATTGCATCCAAGCTTTAATACTTTCTTTCAAAAAATATGTACCATCCCGTGTCGTAAAGTCATGTTTAAATTCTTCTGGCAATGCTTGAAGAACAACACGATCTCCATCATTTAATTTGGCTATAAACCATTCTTCTGCATAATGTGCTTTTGGATACCCTTCAATCCACGCCACAGGCTCTTGCTCTTTACGCTGTGGTGGTGTGCAAGTATGGATGTCGTTTGTGCGTTTGCCGCATCGTGGGCAGAAGTTCTGCTCTAGCTGTGGTGGGTGGGTGTCCAAAGCATCCCAAGCCGCCATGTAAACAGATGCGGCATGACCTGCATATAAACGCTCGTCATATCCTTCAATTGAACATTCATCCATTGCTTTAAGCATTGCATCGGTTGCATCTCTTGGCATGAGTTTCCACGCCACAGGCTCTTGGCTTTCCAACTCTGCAATCGCTCGGCGAAAAATAACTTCAAGCTGGTTACAAACTGTTGGCGCATGAGGCTCAGTCAACAGCAGTTGATATGCCTGTTTCAATACTTCAATCATGCTTGTTCTCCTCTGGCTCTGATGTCTTCAGCACAATGATGCGGCTCAGTCGCAGGAACATCCTGCAACTCATCACACACTTTTGCACAGGCTTCACGCTCTTTGGCGGCTACCAGTTTTGCAAAGCGCTCAAGGGCTGGCGCATATAGGTTTGCAGAAGCATGGCCCCAATCAGCATCTCTCGCCATCTCATAGATTTCATCTTCTGTCATGCTTGTTCTCCACGTGCTTTGATGGCTTCAATCACATCAGCTTGAAACCAATTACTGAATGGTGTTTCTTTGATGATTTGAATGATGTCTTCTTGTTTCTTGGCGGCTACCAGTTTGGCAAAGGCAGTTGCTTCTTCTACCCAATTTTTAGTGTCGTAATGAAATGAATCAATAACATCAAGCAAATTACTTTGTTCAGCCATCTTAATCACTTCATCTTCTGTCATGCTTCTTCCAGTCGCTTTAATTGGTATTCAAGATCGTCGATCTCATCTTTTAAATCTGATATTTGTTTATCTGCGGCATCTCTCATTTCTTCATTTGATTTGCGAGTCATCTCAAAACAATCTTCAATATCTCGATACAAATGAAGTGCGTATTTAGAAGCAAGTTCTTTGCGATCTTTGTCTGGCAAAAGAGGTGAGGCTTCCATTAGCAATTCATCAACAAAACTTTCAATTTCTTTTTGTGCGCCTTTAATTGCTTTGTCAATTATTGGGCAAGTGTTACCAAAATCAAAATCAACACGCCTCATTCTTGTTCTCCTTTGGTTTGCCCTTCCATGTGCAGGTTGCTTCACTTGCATACCATCCAAGTTGCTCTTTGTGAGCTTTTATTTCTTCTTGGTCGGGCCAACCCAATGCAAATTGCCAAGCATAATGTTCGTTCATTGCAAGACCAAGCCATCGCAATCCATCAGGAGCAACAATAACCCACGGAAACATTGGCTTTTCATGTTTGAAATTAGGCTGTTTGTTCATGCTTGTTCTCCTCTGGCTCTGATGGCTTCAATCACATCAGCTTGAAACCAATTACTGAATTGTGTTTCTTTGATGATTTGAATAATGTCTTCACGTTCTTTGGCGGCTACCAGTTTGGCAAAGGCTTCAATTTCTTGTTTGCCAACGTGCATATGCACTCCCCAAATATCTGGGTAGTCATCGCTGGAAAAAGCAACGCCAGCCTGTTCAGCCATCTCAATGATTTCATCTTGTGTCATTTCAAACCTCGAATGTAAATAGCAAAGCTGTGCAATGTGTCCTTGCCAAACCCTTCCATCTTTAAGATGGCTTGCGCGACTTCTTCAATCACTTGGTCACGATATGGATTCAAAACAATAGGCGTATTAGGTATGCCGTAAGCTTCTTCATACAAGCCAAGTCGTTTGTTTTCATTGTGTAGTGTTTGCAACGCCGCACGTTTGCGCCACAGGCTTTGACGTTCCATTTCGTTAAATGCTTCATCTTCTTCAGTCATAGCAAATTCCATCCTAATAAAAACCAATATGAAAGGACTTTTCCAAGCAAGCCAGCAACAAAAGACCACCAGCAAATTAACGCGCCATTGATTAAGTATCTCATCGCACTAGCCCATCGCGTCTTGGCTTGATTGCATCGCGGAAAGAAAACAGCTTGGCGTGTTGTGGGTTAACCAAGGCAAACAAACGCCCGATGTAAGGAATGATGTTGTTGTTGATTTTCCAGCCGCTGTCGGAATTTTCCGCAAGATTGGAATGGTGGCGCAACACTTCAATGATGACCCGCGCCGAGTAATGTTTAAAGCCAGCGTTAATTACGCGGTACGCTTCTTGTTCAAACGCCATCCATATGTGGTGGTTTTCTGGAATCCAACACAAGAATTCATCGCTGAACAATTCTTTATTTTCAAACACAATATCTTCAATCATTTTCAATCCTTTTTAATTTGGCGACTTACAGGCAAGCCACGCGCCGCGATTAGAAACAGTTGGTGGAACAGTTGTTGCCGTAACAGCAAGTGGTGCAAGTAATCATGCGGCCTTGATACATGATGGTTTCAGTGTGGCAAGCCGCCCACGCACTTGCGCTGGCAAACACAATGTAAAGTGCAATCAGTTTTTTCATGTCATGTCCTTTCAGAACGGAATACTGTCATCTTCGGGGATATCGCGGTTGCGATTGGGTCGAGGGTCAGCCGCTTTGGGCTTTTCCTTGTCATATGGTTCATTGATGTAGGCGTAGCCTTCCCACATAAGCGGCACAAGGTCAAGTTTCAGCATTGGGCCATGCTTGCTGTTAATGATTGCGCCAATCTTTTGGTACTTCTTTTTTGTCTCGCCTTGCGCGTTAACGTATTCACCAAGAACGGCGGTAACGTCATAGCTACGGCTTAAAGAAAAATTCACAATATCAGTCATTTGTTTGTCCTGTTAAGTTATTCAATTTTTCCACTTTCAAATCCACTTCGTTTAAAAATTTTGCAATTTCAATTTCCAATCCCTCAATCAATCCGGCGTTGTACGGCACATTAATAACGCACAGCTTTAAATGGTCTGGCATACGCGGGTCATAAGAAACAAAATCGCACCATTCGCGCCCTGTGCAAGCCATCTGCCAATACATCTGGCACATATATTTTTTTGGGATTTCGCGGGTCAAAAGCGTTTCAATGTGCGTTGCCGTGTTGGGGCATTTAATTTCAATCAGCCCTTTGTCGCCCACCAAACCATCAGGCGATGCGCCCGAATTCTTAATGGTTGGATGCGGCACAAAACCAATTTCGTTAACCATTACACCGCGCAGAATTTCATATTCAGCACGTGCCATCGGTTCATGTTCAGTTCCCCAAGCCATTGCCGCGTTTGAATACGATTCTTCAACTTTGTTTGTGATACGTTCAACAACCAATTGCGCCATGTAGTTTGCGCGGCTAGCTGAAACCCCGCTTTTGGTTTGCGCAATAACATCGACCACGCGAGATGCCGTAACCTTGCCCAATCGCGCTTCAA